TTTCTTATTTATTTGTAGTGTATTTGTTATAAGGGTCAAAAGGTAATTTGAGGATTACCTGTCAAATAAACATCTTTCCCAATTTTCTTATTTATTTTTTTTAAATATGGTTTCCCAATTTTCTTATTTATTTTTAATGTATTTGTTGTAAGGGTCAAAAGGTAATTTGAGGATTACCTGTCAAATAAACATCTTTCCCATCTTATTTATTTTTTTTAAATATGGTTTCCCAATTTTCTTATTTATTTTTTTTAAATATGGTTTTCCAATTTAGTTTTTTGAATTTTGTATTTGAATTAATTTTTAATTGATTATTGGATTTCTCGCGTATTTTTAGTATTAATAGATGCCAATGTTGATGTCAATGTTTAATTTAGTTTTTCCAATGAAATTGCATAAGTCCATTTTTCCTCACCATAGGTTTTACCATAACTGACATTATGAGTGACAATGGTTTCACGAATTAAATTATTTTTATAATCATAATAATAACTATCTGTATTAAATTTAGTTTCTATTTTAAGTATTTTCATTTGCATACCATAATGCCAACACTTGTTTATTTCTAATGTTTCAAGTACTTGATCAATATTCCCAACAGCATCTTTATATTTATAAAATACACCTAAAATTTTATGAAAACTATCATAAGATCTACCTACACCTACATCATATGAAGTTACAAAAACATATTGTTTTTCAAGATAATTAATAAAAGTAGTAAAAAAAGATAAATTGATTTTAGCCAATTTGTAAATATCTCGAATATGTATATATTTGAAAAGACTTTCAATAATAATTTGTTCAATACTCATTTTTTTTTACAAAGTATTTTTCTCAAAAAATAAAAATCAAAATTTTTAGTATTGATATTCAATTTAATTTTTCCAAAGAAATAGTGTAAGTCCATTCTTCTTTACCATAGGTTTTACCACGACTGACATCATGAGTGACAATGGTTTCACGAATTGAATTATCTTCATAATCTGTATTAAATTCAGTTTCTATTTTAAATATTTTCATTTTCTTATAAAATTGCCAATTAAAACCTTTATTTTTTTTTAATGTTTCAAGTACTTGATCAATATTTCAAAGAGCATTTTTATATTTTCGAAATACACCTAGAATTTCATAGTAATTACCTTCACTATATGAAGTTACAAAAACATATTGTTTTTCAAGATAATTAATAAAAGTAGTAAAAAAAGATGAATTGATTTTAGCCAGTTTGTAAATATCTCGAATATGTATATATTTAAAAAGACTTTGAATAATAATTTGTTCAATACTCATTTTTTCTATTTGTTTTTCTCAAAAAAAATTAAAATCAAAATTTTCAGTGGTTTAATTAGTAATTAGATTCATATAATTCTAATCCCATTAATTCCATATAATTATCACCATAATGATATAATAATTCCTCACCTTTTTTAATATCTCTTCCAGCATAAAATACAATATAACCTTCAATAGATAATGGTGCACCACCAACTTCATATATTTCTTTATTAGTTAAACGAGAAGACATAACATTTTCATTTTTATGATGAGTGGAACAATTCATATAACGTGTCCAATTACTTTTTTTATAATCAGCAGCATCAATAGAAAATAATTTTTCTTCCCCATTTTCACAAATCACATAAGAATGAAATATATATCCACCCATTTTATATTCATATGTAATTTCACCCATATAATGTCCAAGAAAAGTACCTTTTTTAATATTTTTCAAAGCAAATGCTCCTTTACCATGTAAAATAGAATTTTTGATTTTAATAAATGTAGGACGGTGTTGGGGTTCATCAATCCAATCAATATTAATGATATCAGCCATTTTGTAGTATACAATTTTAAATACAATTTAAATTTTCAAAAATAGAAAATCAAAATTATTTTTATTTTTTTATATGAAATTTATGATATGATATAAAATTTATGATATAAAATTTAAGATGGTTTAGGAGATTTAGATTTAGATTTAGATTTAGATTTAGAAATAGGAGAATTAGTAATAGGTGATATTAAACGGAAACTTTGAGCTCTTATAAAATTTCGAGCCATTTGTTTATAAAAATCTTCTAATAAACCATCAGACATAATAGTTAATAAAGTAAAAATAGATGCGAAAACCATAGTAATAACAAATTTAGAATTTTTAACAATCATTTTTTTAGACCATTTCATAAAATAATTATTGTAATATTTAACTTTATTATACCAAGATTTAGCAACTTTTTTAGGAGAAGGAGAAGGAATGTTAATAAGTTTACCAATGTAAATTTTTTTATGTTTTTGAATAGGAAAAGGAGATGATTGTTTAAATTTTTGTTCAATAATTTTATTTTCTTTTTTAATAATTGTTTTAATTTTAGGACTGTATTTAATAGCAACATTTAAACCATCTGTAATGGAATCTTGTAAATTTTCATGACTCATTTTACGTACATTATTCCATACAGGTTTAATTTTATCAAAAAGACCATATTTTTGTAAATGTTTTTTCATATCATCCAATGTTTTAATAGGTGTCAATTCTTTTGGGTTTTTTAATGATTTTTTTAATGGTTTTTTTAATGATTTTTTTAATGGTTTTTTTAATGGTTTTTTTAATGATTTTTTTAATGATTTTATATTGGTTTTTTGAGAAAAAGGAATTCTTTTTTTGGAGTTGGAATTGGAAGTAACATAATTTTGAATAATAGTTTGTCCTTCAATTGAAAAAATATTGACATGTTTTTTAGTAATGGGATTTAAAATAAAATTATATAACATTTTTTATTTATATAATATGTTGATTTTAATTTAATGACCATCTGGTAAAAAAAAATCTGGTAAAAAAAAAATCAATTGATATTAAATTAAAAACGCATTTTCTTGGCTATTCCAACAACTATTTCTTTGTCTTGATTGTCTTTGTCTTACTTCTTTGTTTTACTTCTTTGTCTTTGTTGTCTTTTTCTCCTTCTTCTTCTTTTTCTTCTTCTTCTTAGAAAGATCTAATCCAGAAGCAGCAAGTTGTTTTTCAAAAAATCCAAGATCACCACCAGCATCCTTAATGGCTCTTTGTCTGGCCAACTTTTTCTTTTTTTTTTCAGCCGCCGCTGCGTCACGAGCAGCAGCCTGTGTTTTTCTCGCCTTTACAGCGTTTTCAGCATCTTCAATATCTTGAGCTGCCTTTGCCTTTGCTGCGTCTGCTGCTTTTTTCATTGTGTTACTTGGTTACTGGTTTACTGGTTGGTTACTGGTTAGTGGACTGGTTTAGTGAACTGGATTAGTGGTTACTTAGTTAATGTGGTAACTAAATAAGGAAATGTGTATTGGTTATAAAATTGTATAAAAAAAATCAAATTTTTTTTTATGGCAATTTGTTAAAGATTGGTTATGGATGGAAGTAAAAAATGAAAAAGAAAAAATTAAAAAGAAAGACCCCAGCCTGGATTTGAACCAGGATCATCTCCCCCCGTGAGAGATATCATACCGATTAGAACACCGGGGCATTTTGACAGCTCATTTTTGTTAATTTCGACTAAATGAATTTGTTTTGATTGCTGTTGATGAGCTTGTATATAATGAATCAATGTTATACATAAAGGGGTTTCAAAAAAAAAGTAGACTGATTGAAAGTGGTATTTGTTATGTTATGCCCATGGATAATCAAATTGGTGTTGGTGATTATAAAATACATTTTCAACGTCATGATATTTTTCATTCTTTTTTGTTTGATTATCTAATAAACCAATAGAAACTCTTTTGTATTTTTTATTTTGATTGTTAGTAAATTCATTTTTATATTTATCACACAAATCGCGAAAACCATCACCATGGATATTAATCATATCCAAAATAATTTTTTTTCGATTACAATATACTTTTCCACCAGATTTTTTAACACAAATGGAATTAGGTTTACCATTAGGTAACATAATATTATGATTTTCGGGATATTTAGGATTAAAATGAACATCTCGTATCATTCATTCGCTCAATTCCATAAAACGGTTCCCTAAAAAGTTTTTCCAGATATTGTTTACTTTGCAAATAAGAAATATTTTCTTCACCAAAATTATTAATATTTACATTAATATTAGTGGTATTATGATTATTGGTGGTATTATGATTATTGGTGGTATTATGACTATTGGTATTATTAGTGTTGTTGTTGTTGTTATTATGACTATTACTGACAATATTGGTATTATTTTGTGAATTTTGTTGTTGTTGTGCATCTTTTAAAAAAGAAACTTCATTTTCCAATTTAGAAATAACTTGTTTCAATTTATCATGTTGATTTTTGAGACATTTTTTTTTATGAAATACAAGAGATTTGTTATACATAAATCGTTTATCACATGTATCACAAGTATATTTGCAAAGTAAACATGAATTTTTTTTTATTAAAATGACGATTTAGATTAAAAGAAGTTGTTGTGGTAAAAAACAATTTGGACATTTGAACGACATTTGTTATGAAACGTTATTTCTTTTTAAGTAATTATTCTCATGAGAATACTCATTTTATTTTTGTGAGTAAATATAAAATATATGTATAATTATAAAAAATACTACCATAATATAATAAAAAAGATTATTTAATATATAAAATCATATTATATATAATAATATGAAAGAATAAATTGAGTGAACAAATAACAAAGTAGAATAATGTGAAAAAAAAAGTACAGAAAAAAAAATGCATTGGGGACTTTTTTTTTCAACAATTCCTACTTTAAACACAATATCTCAATATATGACAATTTAATATTAGATTACCATAATTGTTAATAATTCAATAATTAAATATTCAATAATTAATTGATAAATAAGGACAATACTCATTTTATTCCATATATGATGATATTTAATGAAGATAGTATAATATCTAAACCATAATACAATTTATTTATTAGATTATAACATCATGATTATTCATTTTATTCCTAAATTACAAATTTAATCAAAACATGCGATTAATTTATCCATTAATTCCTTTGTTTTAAAACAGAATTCAATAGAATTTTTAGCATCACTACCATAATATATAATAATTTTCCTGATACTCATATAAATGTTAAGACCATTTTTTTTATCAAGATGAAGTGAATATGGATGACCACCAAGCCAATCATTAAATTCCTTATCATTCTTTAAACCATTAAGTCTTTGTTTATTTATCAAACCATATTGTCGACCAACAAATGATTGATCTTCACCATTTTGTCTTGCCTTTTCAGGAAATCCCTTTTGTAATATCAAAGTATCATTATAAAAAGGTGTTTCGATTTTTAAATGAATAACACCAGGATGATTCACCACATCTGTCTTTATATAATATGGATCTAATATACGTCTTAAATTACATAATAATAATGGATTTTTACGTAATTCACCACGAGTATTTTCACAAATATATTTAAAATTTCCAGTTGTTACTTCAGCCATGTTTTTTTGATTTTCTGATTTTCCGAATATAAGTTTGATATTTAATTTTCAAATTTCTATTTACAACCCCATAAAAAATAATAAAAAAAAGAATTAATTAATTTTCACTTAATTTATTGAGAATCTACATCAGAATCTGAATCATTTAATTGTGTTTCTTCTAAAATCTTATCTTTATAATCATAGAAATCCCCATCAAACTTCTTAATTTGTTGATCTTCACATACATATAATACACAATCCAATTGTTCAATTAAACGTACATCATGGCTAACTAAAACAACTCCACCTTCATATGCTTCCAGTGCATCTGATAATCCATCAATAGTTTCCATATCAAGATGATTGGTAGGTTCATCTAAAATGAGAATACTGGCTTCAGATAAAGTGGAAAAAGCCAAACGAGATTTTTGTCCACCAGAACATTTACCAATAGGAATAACATGTGCCTTGGATTCCAAATTATATTTAGATAAATGTTTTCGTATATCTGTGACAGACCAATCCGTATAAATAGACTGCAAATATTCCACTGGTGTCTTCTCCATGGGAAAATTAAAATGTTGATCGTATTTTGCAATTTTAATTTTCCCATTCACCAAACGAGTCCCCTCTTCCATATCTTCTTGTGTAATTTCATTAAAAAGCATTTTCAAAAGAGTACTTTTTCCAGCACCATTATGTCCAACAATAGTGATTTTTTCGTTGGAATCAATAGAGAAATCCAATTCTTCAAAGATATTGGTGTTGGTACCAGGATATTGGAAAGTGACATCTTCGAGGAAAATGGAACCTTTTTGAATTTGATGTGGTTCAGCGAAAGTAAAATCAACGGCATATTTGAGTGGTGGACGTTTTTTCTTTCTTTCTTTTTTGGATTTAATGGATTTTCTTTGTTTATTCCATTTTTTATCAACTTCTTTTCTTTCTTGTTGAATCATTTTCAACATTTTACGATGATTGCCATTATAATATTTAAGTTTTTGTTGATTAATTCTAATAATTTTATCAACAATACCATCCAAAAAATATTTGTCATGAGATACCAAGACGAGTGTTTTGAATTTGGTATTCTTTTTTTTATTCCAGTTTTGTAAATAATCAGTGAGCCAAATAACAGCATTGAGATCCAAATGATTGGTAGGTTCATCCAAAATCATTATATCAGGTTCATTAAAAAGTGCCTTCGCAATAGAAATTCTCATGCGCCAACCTCCCGAATATTCTTTAACAAGTTTTTTTTGTCCTTCTTCGTCAAATCCGATACCAGCAAGAATTTTTTTAGCTTTATTGGATACAGAGGAAAATCGTTGGGAACGAGCATATTCATAAAGTTTGTTGAGTTCTTCTTGTTTTTGTTCATAGATTTCCATGGCTTCTTCGCTATCATCAGTCAATTCAGATTCGAGATAAGAGTTGAGTTGTTTTTCTTTTTTAATGTAGGCTTGGTATTTTTCGTGGGAAGACAAGAGTTCTTGGATGACGGTTGTGTGGTCATCAGGTGAAATGTCTTCTTGTTTAACCATATGAATATTTCCACCATCTAATTTAATTTTTTCATTAATGAAATTAAGTAAACTGGTTTTGCCACGTCCATTGGGAGAGATGAGACCATAATTGATACCTTGTGAAATAGTGAGATCAGTATCTTCTAATAAATGAGTGGAACCCATATGAAGGGATAATTCCGAAATGGAAATACCATTTTGTGTGGACAATTTGGAATAATTGTAATTCATTTTTGTATGGTTGTTTTTAGTGGTTGTATTAAATAAAAAATAAATTTAGATAAAGAAAATCAAAATTTATTTTTCTTAAATGGTTACACAAAAATGCGTATTTGAGACTGAAAAATAATTTTAGCCTTTTGTTTTCGTTGTTCTTCAAGTTGTTTAAGTTTTTTTTTTATTTGATCAGAATTTAAATTAAGTTCATCAATTTTGTGATGGATTTTTATGTGTTCATCTAATGCATTTTTTTTTTTAAATTGTTTTTGACATTTATTACAAATATATTTATATTTAGGTTTTACACATGGTTTTTTTTTATTTTTATGTCGAAAAAAATAATTATAATTGGGTGTTGTATATAGGCATGTGGGACATTTATATTTATCACCATCAAAATATTTTTTGACAGAAGTTTTCATAAATTCTTTGTCATCGATATATTCGTCATCGCAATTCAAAACATATGGTAAGACAATATTATTATATTCAGAAAACATTTCCATGATATCACCTGAAAAATATTCAAGTCCTTTGACCAAAACGAATTTATTTTTAAATATTAATTTCAATTTTTTTTCAACATTTACTGGATCACTTACTTGGTGAATAGAAAACCATTTTGATTTTTTTTTATATCCAGTATAAACCCTATAAAAATGTTGTTTTTGAGACATACCAATTTTAATAATATTTTTTTTTTCTTTAATAAATTCGTAAGGTTGTATAAAATAAACGATTCCATTTCCGTTGCATTTATCTGTCATTTATAAAATACATAATATATTTTTAAATATTATTCATTTTATCCATGATGAATAATTATATTTATCTTGATTTGTAAACATCATGTTAATAACATTATTGTAAGTTAGAAGTTTATCCTTACCAGATTGTTTTTTGGTTAAACATTTATGTATTGATTCTCGCAATTTTAAGTCTAAATCATTGTAATGTTCATAAAATATTTTTTTAATATCAATAGATCGAATATCTATTAAATTATTAATGACTTCTCTTCGATTTTTATAAATAAGTTCACCACCCTTTTTAATACATATTGAGTTAGGAAGCTTTTTAGGAATTTTAATATTATGATTTTCAGGATGATTAGGGTGAAAATGAATGTTCTGAATAAAAAGTTCTATGTATTTTTCAGGTTCATTGATCAGGGTTTGTAGTATTTTTTCATTCTGAAGATATGAAATATTTTCCCAACCAAAATTATTAATATTTTTTATAATTTTATTATTGGGAGAATTTGCGTTATTTGGTTGTTGATTGGGAGAATTTGTGTTATTTGGTTGTTGATTGGGAGAATTTGTGTTATTTGGTTGTTGATTGGGAGAATTTGTGTTATTTGGTTGTTGATTGGGAGAATTTGTGTTATTTGGTTGTTGATTGGGAGAATTTGCGTTATTTGGTTGTTGATTGGGAGAATTTGTGTTATTTGGTTGTTGATTGTGAGAATTTGCGTTATTTGGTTGTTGATTATCGTTGGGTTGTTTAATTTCATTTTTAAGTTTTTTTTTTTTGGATTTACATGATATTTTATGTCTTTTAAGATTAAAATTGGTTGTTAATTTTTTTTGACAAATGTCACATTGAAATTTACCATTGTAACAAGCTTTTTTTTTGTTTCTGTGTCGTAATAAATTAGAATATCTTGTTGTTATATATAAACAATTAGTACATGAATATTGCATTGTCATTGTATTTTAATATTATATTGAATTATTTTTTAAATACTTAGTAAAAAACCTACAAGCCCAAATTTTTTTTTACTCAATATGAGCAATTTATTAATAAAATAATAAATTAATAAATAATAAATCATCAATATCATTAACAATCAAGGTGTAAAAAATAATACAAAAAACAGTTCGCGTTTGGCTTTGTTTATCTAGCACACAGCAGTCCACAGCCAAGGACTTTCAGGAATTTAACCCAAATCATCAACTTTATTGTTTGTTGTATAAATTTTTTTTCTCTAATTGCTGAAGAGGCGAACTTATATATTGTGGAATGAAGGTATACATAAGCATAAGATTATGTATCCGATTCGAAAAGGGCGACCCAACGAGCGAATGCGAGAACCCTTTCCTCATATGCTCGCATTCGCTCGCGGTCGGCGAACTGGGGTTTGTAATAAACCTCCTATATGGTTATTAATAATATATGAAATTACGATGTTTATGGTGATGGTTTTTAAATATAAAATGGGAAAAAACAGTTCACAAGTGCCCTTTATCCAGCACCGAGCGGTCGGGCGAGAGACCCTTAGGAATTGAACCCAAGTCGTAAATAATTCCAATATTTTAAATTTTTTGTATGAGTTGCTGTACGTGTGAACTTGAATATAATGTTTTAAGGGTATACATAAATGACGAATGTCATTTTATATAGAAAAAAAAAAAATTTCTGATAATGGAATTGAACCATTGACCTACGGATCATGAGACCGTCGCTCTGCCTCTGAGCTAATCAGAAAGATTACAGTTCACTAGTTTTACCCTTTATCCAGCACCAAGCGGTCAGGCAAGAGACCCCAGGAATCGAACCCGGTCGTAAATAATCCAAATATTTTTAATTTTTGTATGAGTTGCTGTACATGTGAACTTGAATATAATATTTAGAAGTTATACATAAACAAAAACCCAGGTTCCCGCTGACCCTCCTGTAGTGAACTATATCATCTGGATATTCTAATTTTTGAATTATATATCAAATTTACAGAATTTTTATGTCACACCCCCCATGCCAAGTACCCCTGGCCCCGTATACCCCGGATACCCAGTATTTTTTGATAAATCATACATTTTATACAAAATTCATAAAAAAAAATACAAAAATACAAAAAAATACAAAAAAATATAAAAAAATACAAAAAAATACAAAAAAAATACAAAAAAATACAAAAAAAATACAAAAATATAAAAAAAATACAAAAAAATATAAAAAAATATAAAAAAATATAGAAACCAATGAAAAAAAAAATGAGTTTTACATTTTTCATTGAATTTGCAATTTTTAAGTAAATCAAATGAAAATCAATGGAATATTTTATTTTCCAAAAACACAAAAAAAAAATTTAAAAATAGAAAAAACAATTAAAATAACTTTTTTTTTTATATTTTTAAAAAAAAATAGAAAAATTGATTCAATTTTATCAGATCCAGTGGATTCCGTCACCCCCCGTGACCCCATTAAGGACTAACGGGGCCTGATCCGTATCCAGATGGATCCACTCTGGATTCTTTTAAGAAAATATCATTTTTAGTGTTCTTGGGTATTACAATATTTATTTAAATTTATAAAAAGTATAACCACTCAAAGCCAATAAACTAAGGCCAATTGTTGTTTTACATTTAGGTCCACATTGTTTAAACCATTTTTTTTCTTGTTGTTGTCGATGTCTTTGTTTTTGTCTACGCATATTATATTCATATGCGTCTTCAACTTCTGCCTGTATATGTCCACGTGTTCGTCCCATTTTTTTATAATTTGTATAATTATTTTTTGAATATGAAAAAATCAAAATAATTAATTATGGTTAAACAAAAAAGAAAAGGAAAAAACACTCAAAGAGTGATAAAATTTTAAGTTTTTAAATAATAATAATAATAATAATAATAATGCTTGTTCATAATTATAACATACTGTGAGTGTATGCTTTGTGGGTATGTATCGATGTTTCCATTTGAAACGGAGTTGATGCATACTCTTTGTTCCATTCAGTTTCAAATCGTGAAAAGAGAAAATCACAATCCGTATCGCCAATTTTGTCTCCATTGGTATAGGATTGGATAAATACCTTTGTTTCACCATTCCGCGCCTTATTTATCAAAGTATCTTCATAATTTAAGATTGCAGTAGCTTTGGCATGAAACAATGCCATGTAAGTATCTACTCTACTTCTCGCTTGTTCTTTTCTGCTTCAAGTTGTTTTTTGATTTTTGCGAGTCTTGATCGTTCAGAACAATACTCGCCGCGCGCATTTTTCAACTGTACTTCAAGACAAATCCGTTTCTTGATGGGACCCTTTGGTTCTTCACTGGGACCCTTTGGTTCTTCACTGGAACCCTTTGGTTCTTCACTGGGACCCTTTGGTTCTTCACTGGGACCCTTTGGTTTTTCACTGGATCCCTTTGGTTCTTCATGGGATCTCTTGACCATATTTGTTTCTTCCTCTAGATCTTGTGATTTGTTTGATACAAAACGATAAATTTGCCAAAAAAAAAATCAAATTTTTCTTTCACATGAACCATTGGTGTGGATGATGGATGAATGATTAAAAAAAAAAGAGTTAATTGTTTATCTTTTTCCCCAATAACAGATGACCCAATAGCAGATGACGTCACGTCATGATTTCCGGTTTCTTCTTCTCTTTTTCAGGTTCCGTTTCTGGTTTTTCTTTTTCAGGCTTCGTTTTCTCTTTTTTCCCCACACCATTCCATACTGGGTTCATTGTCTGTTCGTGGTCGATCACTTGGTAGCAGTTGCCATTTTTGTCCATCCACGTTCCCATTCCGAGGGGATCCACCTCATACAACATGGGATTTTCCATGATTAAAGTGAATTAAATTAAATTAATTTAATGGAATTCAATGAAATTAATGGAATTCAATGAATTTAATGAATTTTGTAGGTTGATATTGATTATACAAATTATAAAAAAAAAATCAAATTTTAATTAGAAAACTAACTATATAAAGGGATAGGATGAAACGATAGTTGAAGTGAGGGGGGTTACCCTCAAAATTACAAAATGAAAGAAAAAATTTGATTTTTTTTCATTCAATTTAATAAAACATCAGACATCACAATAATTTCCAATTGTCATTTCCCCTCATTTTGACATTTTGACATTTTAGATACAAAAAAAATGGTTGCTTCCAATGGGTCCAATGGGTCCAATGGGACACAAAAAAAGACACAAAAAAAGACACAAAAAGTTTTCAAAGCATCAAAATCAGTAACTGATAAAGCCAAACGTCCCAATACCAGATGTGCTATTTCAGAAATGCCTTCAAAAATCACATGGCACCAAATTTCATCAAAATTTCCCATGTCATTGGTTTCTCCATTATGGATGAAACAATATGATGGAATTGAACAAACCATTGAAACATGGTGGTATTATTTGCGTCAAGATTGTACAATGAATTGTTATCAAACAGTGGATGATATTCGGAATGTGCCATTGGAAATTGTGTTCAAAATTGCATTGAAACGATTGAAAAAAATTCGTTCCACGTATGACTGTTTTTATGTATTAATAGTATTGGGTTATGTGGCCGCATGTGGTTACAAACCAGCCAAACGAATTGCAAAAGGAGTTGAAAAATATAGTAAACTCCTACCAATTGAAAGAATTAGACAATTTCTATTGGATGATGCCATTGGACAATTGATGATGATTCAATGATTTCCTCATCACTTATCCATAATATTATGTTGCTTTTTGTTTGTTCATTTTTAATTCATTCATTTTTAATTCATTCATTTTTGTTTGTTCATTTTTGTTTGTTCATTGTTGATTGCTATTTTTTTTTGTTTTTTTAAGCAAGACCACGTAAAGCCAAAGTCATAGTGGAATCAGCAGCAACTAAAGCAAGAGCAGTAGATTGTTTGACACCAAGAACTTTAAGAGCATATAATGCAGTACCAACAATCCATACTAATTCATTGTAAGATCGTTTTGGTTTCATAACCATACCATTCCAAGCAAAATGGATGATGTACATAGCAACAGATACTAATAATCGCTGTATAATAGGCATTCCTGGTTCAAAATGAGCCATAACCAACTGTTCTGGTACTGCCATTAATGCCATCATAGCAGGTCGTGGTAATTTCATAAGAGCTTCACCCGAATTATCGGCAAGTTCTTCAGTATTAATTTGAGATTTTTCGAGAACTTTATTTGCGACGTAGACGATAACGCCAACGGCGATTAAGTGTAAGACAGGTTTTTGAAGTTTTTGAAGATTTTTGAAGTCCATTTTCTTTATTCTATATATTAAATCCATATAAAAAAATAACAAACGCATGTGAAAAAAGAAAAAAAAAATATATTCCACAAATTTAAAAATTTGATTTTTTTTTTTTCAAATCAAATCAAATCAAATCAAATCAAATCAAATCAAATCAAATCAAATCAAATCAAATCAAATCAAATCAAATCAAATCAAATCAAATCAAAAGAAATCACAAAAAGCATGTGGGTTGGTAATTTATAGAGTGATTGTAATAGTGGTAATTGTAATAGTGGTAATTGTAGCAATAAGAATATTTAGATAGCATGGATGTTCCTTTGTGTTTTTCTTTATGTATAACTTAATATGTAAATATATGTGTAACATGGGGTCATAGTGTCAATGGTAGCACACGGAGTTTGCACCTCCGCAGTCTGGGTTCAATTCCCAGTGGCTCCACTTTGGGAAATTAGTATAGTTGGAAGAACAGTGAGCTTGGACCTCTCAGACCTGGGTTCGATCCCCAGATTTCCTATTTCTTTTTTGATTTTTTTTAGGAAAAAGAACCATCATCTATTTTTGTTGGTTGAAATTAGCATTTTGTGATTTTTTTACATATTCAACAAGAATGTTATATATAATGTATTAATAATTAATTTATTTTATTAACAATTATCCTTAGTAAATAAATAAATATTAGCATTTTACATAAATATAAAAAATAAGACCATAAATATAATAAAGAGAAAACTAAAAAGAAAATAACAACGAAGATAAAAGAAAAAGTGTTAGCATTTAGTGCAAATTCTGAAACAGAGAGAGATTTTTTTTTTGACAGAAACGGTTTTTGAAATTTGGAGAGTATAAAAATTGAAAAATGACAAAACCAAAAAAAAAAATCTCTCTCTGTTTCAGAATTTGCACTAAATGCTAACACTGTCACAAACTTCGTGTCATTTCCCAATACAAAACTAACAAAAATCACTTTATTTTATATCATAAACTTTCGCGTTGGTTGCAATGTAGCATTTTGTGCAATAATTAGAAAGTATAATACTACATATAAAACGTATATTTATGCTCAATTGTTCATGTTTGAAAAAACATTTAAATATTTACTTCATTGATAAAATGCAACATTTAGTGCAGCTAAAGAAAATTTATTTTTGTTGGTTGAAATTAGCATTTTACTCATTTTTGACATATTCACCAAGAATGTTATACATAATGTATAAATAATTAATTTATTTTATTAACAATTATCCTTAGTAAAAATATAAATATTAGCATTTTACATAAATATAAAAAATAAGACCATAAATATAATAAAGAGAAAACTAAAAAGAAAATAATAACGAAGATAAAAGAAATATTGTTAGCATTTTACATGCATTCTGAAACAGAGAGAGATTTTTTTTTTTGACAGAGACGGTTTTTGAAATTTGGAAAGTATAAAAATTGAAAAATGACAAAACCAAAAAAAAAAATCTCTCTCTGTTTCAGAATGCATGTAAAATGCTAACACAGTCACAAACTTCCTGTCATTTTTCAATACAAAAATAACGGAAATCACTTTATTTTATATCATAAACTTTTGCGTTGGTCGTAATGTAGCATTTTACTCAATAATTAGAAAGTATAATACTACATATAAAACACAAATTTTTGCTTAATTGTTCATAATTTTTCAAATCTTTTTATATTTACTTCATTGATAAAATGCAACATTTTACATGCACCCAATACAAAAATAATTTAAAGTGAAGCAATAAAACTTCCCTTTATGTATAACTTTAAAATATAATTAACAAGCCCATATGGTGTTAATGGTAACACACCTGTCTTGTAAGCAGTTATTCTAAGTTCGATTCTTAGTGTGGGCTTTCTTCGTGTTTTTCTTTTCTCGTGTTCTTCTTTTCTCGCCTTTATAGTGTTAATGGTTTAGCACATCTGTTTCGTAATCAGATAGTCCATGTTCAATTCATGGTGAAGGCTTTAGAAATCTGTGTGTCCGAGCGGTCCCGTTGGTCCTTCATGAGGTCCAAGGAGCCACACTCAAGTTGTGGTGTGCATAGCACTCGCGCGTTCGAATCGCGTCGCAGATATTTATATCCCTATTAGCTCAGCTGGTAGAGCGCATGGCTCTTAACTATGTGGTCGTGGGTTCAAGTCCCACATAGGGAATTATATTTTTTTATTTTTTTTATTTGTTTTGTTATATATGCGACCATAAAAAAATAAAAATATGGGTAGAATGGGATTTGAACCCATGATCATCTGCTCCTAAGACAGGCGCCTTACCGGACTTGGCCATATACCCAGAAAAGAACATATAAGTGTAGCCGGGATTGAACCGACGATCTCCCACACTTGAAATGGGCGCCTTAACCACTTGGCTATACACTTTAAATAGAACCGTAGCTACGGCCGGGATTGAACCGGCGATCTCCCGATCTTAAGTCGGGCGCCTTAACCAAACTTGGCCACGCAGCTTTGTACATGTTCTGTACATATATTATATTTTAAAGTTATACATAAAGAAAAACATGTTAGGAAACCATAAAAATAAACCATAAAAATAAACCATTCAAAGGATTAATTTATTGGTTTGTATTTTTCACAATGATGGATAATTTGTATTTATGGAGAAAATGGAATAACAAAAAAAAAATTTTGATTTTTATAAAATATAAAATAAAAAATCAATAACTACAAGGTAGATTCCATCTTGATAAAATGGAAAAATCCCAAATTAAACTCACATTAAAAGAATTTGAAAAAAAATGGAAAACCATAAAAAAAATAGCTTTGGATGAATTGGAAAAAAAATTAGATGGAAATTTAAAAACAAATTTTAGTCCAGATGATTTTATGGCAGCTTATACCATTTGTTATAATATTTGTATTTCAAAAGAAAATTTGGATTCTAATATGAAAGAAAGTTTTTCATCCATTCTTTACAAAAGACATGGTCAAGAACTAAAAAGATATTTAACAAAAAAATTGATGATAATTAGTGATAGTATAAATAATAAATCACCAAATTTATTAGAGGAATTTAGTAATGAATTAGATAAATTCAAAGTGATGAATCGTTGGTATAAAAAATTTTTTTCATATTTAGATCGATTTCATACTAAAATGAATGAAGATCGACCATCATTACATGAAAAAGGTAAAAAAATTCTCAAAAATATATTTTATAAACCTATATGGCCAGATATATCATCATTTATTTTAAATAAGATTAATAAAGAGCGAGATGGTCATGTAATAAATAGGATGTTATTAAAATCAGTAATCTGTACAATAATAGAATTGGGTAGTTTAAAAGATTCAAATAAAACACTTTATGTAGAAAACATCGAAGAGCCATTTTTGATAGAAACACAAAAATATTACAGTGAAAAATGTCAAAGTCTATCATCTTCACTTGATTCAGTATCTTATATGAAACAGATTCATCAATTTTTAAAAAATGAAAATGAAAGAATAGAAAATTATATGGATGAAAATACGAAAAAGAAGGTAATGGATATTTGTCATCGAGAAATGATTTTTAATTATTCCAAATTAATTCAAATGGATACAAAAAACTTATTGAATCAAGATAAACTGGATGATTTGGAATTAATGTATAATTTGTTGAATAAAGTGGAATTATTGAATGAATTGGCAAATTCGTTTGGTGTTCATATAAGAGAATTGGGAATGGTGATTTTAAAATATCGAAAACAATTGATTGATGAAAAACGTGATAAAGTTTCAAATACGGAATATGTGGATAAATTATTGGGAGTTCATAATAAATATATTCCCATAATTAAAAAATATTTCAAAAATGATTCAATGTTTCAAAAATCATTTCATTCATCATTTGAAACAATAATGAATCGAACAATTCCAGGACAAACGATAACCAATGCGGAAATAATGGTTTATTATTGTGATCGTATTTTGAAAGCAAATTCAACAGATTTGAGTGATGAAGATTCAGAAAAACTGTTGATGAATATATTAGATTTATTTATGTATTTGTGTGACAAAGATCTTTTTGGTGATATTTATCGAAAAATGATGTCAAATAGATTATTAAACAATCGCTGTAAAAATATGGATTTGGAAAAAAATATTATAGGAAAACTTAAAATTGAATGTGGATCAAATTTTACACAACCATTTGAAGGTATGATTACTGATATGAATAATAATTTAAGTCGTATGAGTGATTTTACAAAATATTTAACAACAATGGGAATTAATTTAGATATTGGTTTTGATGCTCGTGTTTTAACAGCAGGATTTTGGCCAACTTATACTAAAATTGATATAACAATGCCATCAGAATTTAAAAAAAGTATGGATACTTTTAAAAAATTTTATGAAAGTAAAACCAATCATCGTTCTTTAAATTGGATTTATCGTTTGGGAACATCAACAATTCGATTTAATATCAAAAAAAAATGGTATGATTTACAAATGACTACATTACAAGCTATTGTATTATCATTATTTAGTGATCCAAATGGACCAAAAACTTTGTCATTTAATGATGTGGCAAATAAATTAGATATGCAAGGAGAGCCAGAAATCTTGAAAAAGATATTACATTCATTCAGTTGTATTAAACACAAAATTTTGGAAAAAAACCCAAAAAATAAAAGTATATCTGAGACAGATGAATTTTGTGTCAATCGAAAATTTAAATGTCAACAAAAAAAAATTCGTTTACCTATGGCATCATTAGATACTATTTCCAATAACAAATTCGTAATTGAAAATCGTGGTTTAGAAGTTGATGCTATTATTGTTCGTATTATGAAATCACGTAAAGTATTGGGACATAATGATTTAGTATCAGATACCATGAAACAAATTGCTTTATTTCGAACTAATGCGAAATTTATCAAAAATAGAATTAATAGATTAATTGATCGGGAATATTTAGAAAGAGATCCTGATGATATGAATCTATATCGATATATGGCTTAAACTCAGATTCAAGTTCAGACTTAATTTAAGTGTAAAAACAATCTTTTCTTTTAGTTACATCTTTTTTTTTGTTAAAAAAAACTCGGTTTTATAAAAAAAAACTCGGTTGTGGGTGGCTTTGATCCACCTACCTTTAACTTAACAAGAAAATGCTCTTCCAATTGAGCTACACAACCATGTTACTAATATAAATGATTGTGGTTATACATAAATAACTTTGTCATTTTATATAGAAATTGAGGAATTTCGTGTTCTGGTTGGTGTGTGTTCTGGTTGGTGTGTGTTTTCATCATTCCGATAAAGAAACCTGGGCCACTCATGAACGCAAGCGTTCATTCGTTGGTTTCTTCATGCTCGCGTTCGCTCGCTCGCGACTAACCCATATGGTCGCATAAACCTCCTTTGGAATTTACACAAAACAAAATATATATACCTTTATTGTGATCATACAATATCATTGTGTTCAAATTCGGGGACATTGATCGTTGTTTTCAATGTGTAATAAAAAAAAGAGAGGAGAGTGTCGTATTTTGATAGATGGTTGTCCGCCGGCTTTTGGGCGATAAATTTAATAGTAGAATGTAAATTGAATGTTTACTTCATTTTTAAACCATATTTGCGAAGCAACTTAATTCTTAAAAATTTTTAAAAATAAAAAGTATCTTTTTTATTTTTTTTTACTATTTAATTTATCGCACATGAACATCCCCCTTCTTAAATCACATCAAACCGTAAAACTTCAACCTTTGTTGTCTTATAAACAAGATCTGTTGTTTGCGCTCCATCGTCAATTCACGGCACTCCGATGACAAACGTCCCGTCAATAAAACCGCCTCAAATCGCTTGTGCCTTGTTCGTTTCTTCTTCGTAAATGGATCTAACGTAATTTCATCCAAATCTATCTCAATTACATCAATATCATCCACTAAACTCATTTTCCTCTTTTCCTGTCGATGTTCCCGCCGTTGTTGTTCCTCTTGTCGTATTCGTTTTTGTTTTAACGGTAAAGAAGAACCTAAATCCGCTTGAAATCGTCGTTTGTATTGACTCATCATCTTTGTTATTTCATACAACTACAAACAAATTATCAAATTTTAAGAAAAACTAAGTTTTCTGTTGCTTCTTTTAAAAAAAATAATCGAAAAAAAAAATCAAATTTTTATTTTTAATTTTTTACCACTGGGTTACTCATTTAACGGTCACTCAACCGCTCACTCCTTGTTGGTTCATCTGTTGGTTCATCCGCACTGGCAAAAATCCGTGCCATGATCCATGAAGCCTCTTCCAACATGGCCTCTTCCTCTAGTGTCAAAACAATGTCATCAATGCCATCACAATCATCATCATCGAATGGCATTTTTTGAACAAGGTAGAGAAGTTGTTATTGACTCTAAGTAATTGATCTAAGTATTAATCGATTGATTGATTGACTGTTTGATTGATTGACTGTTTGATTGTCTGAATTTACTATATTTTATCTATGATGAAAAAAAAATCAAATTTTTATTTTTCCAATGAATATAAAGGGATAGAATACCAATACAAAACCAATACAAAACCAATACAAAACCAAACCAATACAAAACCAATACAAACAAAACCAATACAAAACCAATACAAACAAAACAAAAATAAATGTATGCTCCATCACAGGATTGAACTGTGGACCTCCGCATTATAAGTACAGCGCTCTAACCAGCTGAGCTAACGGAGCTTTCATAATTATATATTTTAAAGTTATACATAAAGATGCTAACATTCAAACACACCCACACTGGGAACTTGGATGTTCCATACATCCAGAAATAATTTGGACAAACAATGGTGGCCGCCCATTAGGATAAAAAAGAACACCAAAATGATGTGTCTGGCCCATATCATCATGACAAACAATCTTCATTGAAGATGTTCCATCTGAATTTTGATGAAGATTACTGGTTTGGTCAATAACAATTCCATCTGGAAGAGAAGTAATTGACATTGTTGTTTGTTTTATGTGTTTGTTGTTTGTTGTTTTGTTGTATCCTAAGATGTTTTAAATTCTCTGACAACACTGTAAAATAACAAAAAAAAAATCAAATTTTTTTGTCTGATTTCTTCGTCGTAAAAAAAAAAGGGGCGGTTTGTGATTGTTGTTTATGATAATTCATAATTCATAGGTAATTGATAATTTTATTATGACACTTGTGGTGGTGTGACAAAACTTATTGTAATAGTGTGTCACACTGTTCTTTCAAAAGCCACTTTTGAAGCAATGTCAATGGATCACTGCCTAGTTCTTCACCATCTGACAGTGTTTTTGTTTCCGTGACAATTCGCTTGGCCGGTTCATGGCCAAGTTCAGCGGCATACCCAACAAATATGGGTGCGTTAATTGCCCGACGCGTCCCGTGAAGGAGATTGATGCCAATTTTGAAAATGTCATCTGGGGACACAGTGTCAATGTCTGGTACTTCGCCAGAACCTGGATTTGCGCATCGATATGCATATTTCCAAAAGTCTGGAAAAAGCTCATATTCCGTCCCCAAAGCGTCAAAATGTCGGGGAATTCTCGACAATGTGGCAACAGTGTTAATACTTACGACAACATGCCGAGTGCGTTGATTGTCGTTTTCATTGTCGTTTTCGGAAGATTCTCCAGATTTCCGCTTGCGACTGGTTGCCGATTTTGTGGCTGGCATGGCTGTCAAATCAACCATAGTGCCAGTGGTGGCTGTCATTTTTTTTGGTTGTTTTCGTGGTTTTGGTTGTTTTCGTGGTTTTGGTTGTTTTCGTGGTTTTCGTGGTTTTGGTTGTTTTAGTGGTTAATGAAATACTAACTATTTTTTATTCACCAAAGGAAGAAATCTGATTAAAATAATGTTAGTTAGAAAAAAAATCAAATTTTTTTCCCTATTGTGTCATATACAATATGACAGTTTGTGCAAGTGTTACAAGTTTTTTTTTAAACAACGACACAAATACTCTGTTTGAGTTACTAAAACGTCAATGATATATAAAGGGATAGGAATACATTCCATCCAACCACAATGATCCCAATTCAAAAAAAATACTGTTGTTAAACCATTATCACCGAACATCAATCAATCACCAAACAACACTCGCATGCTTCCAGTAATACTTTGTGAAATTCCCTTTGAATCCCCTGTTGCGACAAGCCGTCAAATACTCATTTGCCAATTGAATGCCCTCATGCGCACGACCACACTTTCGCATCCACTCCATCTGTGTCAGCATATCTGCCTTGTCTTCCTCAATAAGATATGCCCATGTCTCTTTGTGCTGAGGGAGAAGGACAAATTCCACAGGAACCAGAATGTTATTTGTGGCCATATTGAATTTGTATTGGGTTTGTATCAAATTTGTATTGGGTTTGTATCGAATTTGTATTAGGTAAATGGATTTATTTACCATTGTTATGTAATGAAAAAAAAATCAAATTTTTTATGTAAATGCCAGTTTTATTTTCTGAATTAAAAAAACAAAAAAAATAGTATAAAATAATTTTAATTTTGTGTTATTTTTGTGACCCACATCCACATCCACTCACAAAGCCATAAACTTCCCAATTGGCATTTGGAGCGGAACTGAAATTTGAATCAATCCCGAACGCAGAAAGGGCACAAAAGCCCCGCTGAATTCCCTAGTTTTCACTGCGTTGAGGTACGCATTTGCCACCCAATTAGCAAGGTCGGCGAAGTCCTGTTGGTAGATTCCAGAAAAACAGTTTCGGGAACAGTCGTGGACAAACCGCCGCAACTGAATCTGTTGCGACTGAGACATCAAATACCACATAGGCATGTTGTCCTGGAGAACCAGAAAATCCCCTGTGTCACTGGGAGCAATGTTGACAAGAGAAATTTCAGATGATGTGAACATGGCCATGGTTCTTTGTGTGGTATTTTTTGTGGTTAGCGATTTGTTCTTTGAGTTTAATGATTTAAACGTAAATTAGTTAGAGAGAAAAAAAATCAAATTTTTATTTTTTAGTAGTTGTTTAACACTGAAATCCATGAAATCCATGAAATCCATGAAATCCATGAAATCCATGAAATCCATGAAATCCAAATATAAAAAGATGGGATAACGGGATTTAATAATAGATTCAATAAAAATATTTCAATTTTCATTTTTTATTACCTAAATTCTCCTAAAAAAAAATACCCACAGTCGGATTTGAACCAACGATCTTCTCCGCGTAAAGGAGACGTCCTAACCAACTGGACCATGCGAGCTTTGGGGGGAAGCCTCTGCTGAGAATTGAACTCAGATCAACTGCTTACTAAACAGGTATAATACCATTATACTACAAAGGCGGTGATAAAGAAAGAGCCTCGTCAGGGGATCGAACCCTGATCAGTGGAGCCGAAATCCAATATGCTTCCATTACACCAACGAGGCAATTAAGGTAAGTCGCGGAATTGAACCGCGCCATCGTGCTTAAGCAGAGCAACTGAAAACGTAGTTTTCTTAACAGGCACTCTAGCTCACCTGAGCTCACAAACCATATGTATAAAGTCTCGTATGGGACTCGAACCCATAGCTGACAGATTAGAAATCTGGCGTGTTTCCATTACACCAACGAGACAACGTATTTAAAGGCGAGTCGCGGAATTGAACCGCGCCATCGTGCTTAACAGGCACTCTAGCTCAACCTGAGCTCACAAGCCGTATTTGAAATACATAATTATAGTTGTGAAGTTATACATAAAGGGGCAGCGCTTCCTTCAGATCCCCTTCAGACCACATTGATTATTGATAAAAAAAAATCACCAACCCATAAATTACATAAATAATCTGGCGTATTAAGACACCGACAACCAAGATAGATTTTAAAAAACTTTAAAAAATCACATAATTTAATTTTTTTTAAGCATTATGGAGATTTATTTAGATAAATACCTTCAAGGATATTATCTGGACTGAGATACGAGTCCGTTAGAATTTGCCCCGAAAGTGATTTCAGGGCATTTGT